GTTATGTCAAATCCTTCTTCAAAATATCCCACTCCATCAAATGCTAACATAATTGATGATATTGCATCTTGTGCTGTTCCTGAACTATTAAATGGTGTTGCTGTTGTTTGTACCCATACATTTACACCATTACTACCAAAAGTACCACTAAAGCTATATGCGATATAATCTTTTATTAATTCCCCTATTTCAAATATCACATAGTTATTGTTTGCTACTTCATTTTTTATGAGTTCGTAAGTAGTTGTTGGACTTGCGTCGAAAGCACCACTATATATTGCTATTGTTAGTTTGCAACTTGCTAGGTTTGAGTTTTCTACTTTTAAGTAAACAGGACTGTTTATATTTATTTTTTCTATTGCCATTATCCTTTAAATTTTAATTCTACAAAAGTTTCAAAATCATCTCCGTACGCTTGTGCAATTTGTCTAGGAAAATCTTGGAAGTATTTTCTGAAAGGCTCAGAAAAAAACAAACTAGGTTTTATGCCTTTTGCAAATATTGATCTTGCAATTAAAAATGTTATTGATTTTTGATAGCCTACAGTTTTTAAAGACCTGCCAGTAAACCTACCTTTTAAATCTCTAGGTGCTAAACCTTTTCTAACTACAAATCTATCTAGCTTATTTGGAGGTGGCATTTTTGTTGTGTATTTATATTCTTTTGCTTTTGAGCCATAGTATTTTTTACCTAAACTTTCTCCACTTTTAGTTCCTTTCACACCTAAATCTTGATACTTCCCATAGTCCTCCATAAAAAAAGTTACAACAGCTTCTATTTCATCTGCAAATTTTTTATAGCTAATACTATTCTTAAGTTTGCCTGATACTTTTTCACTTGGTGCATTTTGCTTTGCTTCTCTAACAACGTTTTGTCCAAAGTTTCTTAATACTATGTTTACTTTTTTTAAATCCATCAACAAATATTTATATCATTAGCTATTAATATATCCATAGTTCCTGCCCATCCTGCAACTTCGTTTTCAAACCTGTCATAAAAAGGCTCACAATTTACAACACCATCTAATTGGTATTTATTTGTATGTAGTGTCCCTCTTCTAAGTAATTCTATTAATTTGTTTATTACTGCTAGTTGTGTATTTAAAACATCCTGTTCGTTATTGTTGCCTACAAAAATATCAGTTGTTTCATCTTTGCTTACATCAACCACATCCATACAAAAAACACTAATATTAAACCTAAGTATTTGATCTTCTTGTATAACATTATTTACTAGCAAGTGTGATAATGGAAATATGGTCTGCTTACTTAAATCTATTTTGGTTATATCTCCCGTTGTTACTGTGTTTACATTTACATCTGAAAGTAAACTATCTTTTATAGTTTTAGTTACTTGATAAAAACCTCTTACACCCTGATTGCTCATTTAAAATTTTTGTTAATTTGTTTTTGTTCTACTTCGCTTTTCTCTTTTATAAATTCTAGTGCTGTCAAACATTGATGTACATTTAGCTTAGTGATATTTTCGTAGTTTCTAATATCCCCTTTAGCGAGTGCATAAATTGATTGATACCATCCCCACTTGGTAGCAAAGTTTCCGATTGATGAAGTTTCTCCATCTCCTGTGGAGTTAAATAACCCAGCATAATCTGACTCAATTCCTTGCCTAAATTGTAAAAAAAAACAATAGAACTAAAACAGGCATCTAATGGAATTTGTTTTAAATTTTCGTTATTTTCTGGTTTATATTTCTCTATTATATATCTTTCTTTATGCTTTTGCACAACAGGTCTATAAAAAACATTCATAGCTTTGTGCATTTGTTGCCAGTCTTTTAAATTATTATCTAGGTCAATATATTCTCCAAATGTTATCTCATCTAAATTAGGTATAAACCCATACTCAATATTATTTATTTTAAAATTTCTTACGAGATTATTAGTTTTTTCATTAAAAACCTTTTGTAATGTGTTGCTTACACTTGTAATGTGTGATACTTTAAATTCATATATGTCTGCTTCTGGTATGTTGCAAAATATACTAATCATTTTTGACCCTGCTGTGTAATCGTCTATTTCATTCTCAACAGCCTTTAAATACTCTTGATATTGTTCTAATTTTATTTCAGATAGTTTTGTAGGTATCGATAATTTAAGTCTCATAGTTATATAACAAAATTAATACTTTATTTTAAAAAAAAAGGGTTAGTATAAAACCAACCCTCCAAACAACTTATAAAAAAATGAAAAAATTATTTGATCCTTTCATTAAAAGGCTCTTTTGGAAAAGCCTTACTTTTTATAAAGTTAAAATATTTTTCTTTACTCACAAATTGTTTTGTTAATGGGTGTAGATATAATTTTGTTTTCATTATTTTTCTTTAATTAATATGTTATTTTTCAAAAACTCTGTTGTATTTTTTATAAATAATTTCTTTTCTTTTTCATCCATAAATTCAGGTATGCATATCCAAGTTTGATCAGATGTTCCTGATATTAATTTTTTTATTATTCTTCCAAATTCTCTCATTAATTTATCATAGGTTTTAAAATCATACCATCATCTGCAATATTGATCTGTATTTGTGTTCCATTAAAACAACAGGGTACATCACTATCAAGATCATAGCAAGTTTTATCATTTGGGTTCCATACGAATATTCTTTCACTAGCCATCTCAAATAAATTTATAAGATCTTCATTTGATAATCTATTATATATATGCAATATTTCTTTAGTGTCCATAGTATGCATTTGTTTGATATTTTGGTTTACCATTCCATAAATAAGCTGTTTGATATGTAGATAGGTTTATTCTAGGCTCTTTAAAATTATCCCAACAAACATATTTAATCCTACACCTAAAAGACTTTCCCTCATTATTGTATGGCACAACAGCATCTTGTGTTTGATTGCTTTTTTCGTATACTATTTTATTTTCTAATGGTACGATTTCAGCAGTAGCTTTACCAATTCTTTTTTTTACTTTATAAAAATTTATATTGGTTTGTTCATAACCCCACGATGAGTAAAATATATCCCCCTCAGTTATGTGTCTATTGTCGTATATATATCTATTCATAAGGTAATCTAGTTTTAAGCATTGCTGATATCTTATCTTCTTGTGTGCCGATATATTTACCACATATTGGTAAACACTCTGTTGTAACAGTAATACCTTTTTTGTATTTCTTGTTTTTTAATAATATATCTTTTTCAAGTATAGTATTTTTTCTGCCCATATAACCCATAATTTCTCTGTCAGGCTTTTTAGTTATTATTGAACCAATAAGTTTACCTCTTATATAGTAATCAATATTATATGATTTTATTTCAAATGTATTTTTCATTTTATGTTTATTTACATTAAATATAATAAAAATTTATGACAATTCAAAATTTACCTAAGCACTGGCTTTGATTCAGTTTCTGCTTTTATAAAATAGCCACCTTTATAAGTTACATAAACAGACAGCTTAAGGTCATTCCAAAGCTTTTTAGAGAGCTTTCTTTCAAAGTTAGGCACGAATATACTAGTCATTCTAAACTCGTGTTCTACGAGCTTTTTTTGATCTTCTGATAATTGTATTTGTACTAATTTTTCCATATTTATATTTATTTACTCTTAATATAATAAAATAACTTAAATCTACCTAATGGCATATTTACCAAAGTTTGGCTTACTTAATATAGAATAAGTTGCATATCGGACTGCATCTGTAATATGGTTGTTTTTATCTTCTGGGGTGTTTGTTAATTTACCTGACCTATCTTCTTTCCATTTATAATTTCTAAACTCTTGTATAGCGTTTGTACTATCTTTATGTATGTGTAATTTATATCTTTTCAATAAATCAATACCTGCGTTTATAGAATCTTTGCCTTTCAAACTTGGCCTGATGCTCCAACCCATTCTTCTAAGTTCTTCAATTATTCGTGGCTCACTACTATCAGCATATATTACTTGCTTTGTTATGTTGTTTTTAAGAAAATTATGTATATCGTTCGTTGTCATCATTCTTCTATATAATAACTCCTCTATGTATAAATTTAGATTATGTTTATATATTTTTACCATAGCTGTTGGGTCGTTAGTAAATCCAAAGTCCATACCCAGTGCAACAAACTCTGCTTCAGCAGGAATAATATTATATTCTACATAATTAAATATTACTGCCTTGCTTAAACCTTTTTCACCCAGTCCATATATTTGCCAGTATTGTTCATCTGTATATTTTAATCTTTCAATTTCATCTATTAACGTTTTTTCTAAAAAAGGATTGTCAAGATAATTTGTTTTTAAAAAACTAGCATCTTCTCTAGGTATTATTTTATCGTATATCCAATGGTACTCCTCACTTGGATTATAGTCAAGTATTATCTTTTCACTTGTTCTGAACAATAGCTGTTGCCAATCTTCAAAATACAGCTCGTTTGCTTCATTAACAAATAATAAGTTTCGTTTTCTTCCTCTAACTTTAACAGGCTGATCCAAAGAAATAAACTCAACAAGATTACCAAAAAGAGAATATTCAGAGCTTGATTTGTTGTGATGTTCTTCTTTATATAGTTCATACTTTTTTAAAATACTAATAAAATCTCTAAGAACAGTTGCACGAAGTGCTGGAAAAGTCTTACGACAAATAGTAATAACCCTTTTAGAATTTCGTAAGCAATAATAAAAGATAATAAATAAAAGAATGTTATAAGTTTTACCTGATCTGGTTCCACCTTGGTTTACTATTATTTTTTTGTCTGTTTTAACAAGATGCTTAAATACAACATTAGTCTTGAGTTCTATTTGCATTCTCTACGATTTCTATTTTTACATCAGTTGGTATTCCATTTGCACCTGTAATCTCTTGTCTTTCAACATATCCTCTTTTTTTACCTTTAGTTTTTAAATAAAATATAGTTGCAGCCGTTGAGCCATTTTTAATTTGTTCAAGTAATTTGCTTTCAGCAAAGTCCAAGCTCATATTTTGCACATCATCTACTGATGCTTTAAATTCTTTATCTTCGTTATAATAATTATAAAAAGTAGTTCTACCAATTCCAACTTGTTTACAAGCAGATGTGACAATGCCTAAAGATTTTTCTAATGCATCAAGTAATCCTTTTTTTATGTGTTCACTTTTGTTCATTTTCTATACTTTGTTTATAATCTTTAGCTTCTTTTTTTCTTTGCTTTAGTGTATCTAAATGTTCTGGATTTAATCTATTTATTTCTCTTTGCATTTTCTTTGTTCTGATTCTTCCTATTTCTTCATCAACAGTCATACATTGCCACATTCTTTCCAATGAGTAATATACAACACTATATCTATAGCTTTCTTTATGTATGTATTCAATAGGGCTAACGCCGTGAATATAATCTTGACCATCAAATATTGTTAGTGAATTATCTGCTACTTCTAAAGATATATCAATTTCAGGTATAACTAAATGACCACCATCTACATCCCCTTTAAATACAATCATATTACTAAATACATTTTTAAAATTGCCACTATCGTAATGATATTTAAGTTGATTATTTTTATTTACAATACCACTCGTAAACACACTACCGTTTATTACCCATTGTTTTTTTACTTTTTCTTTTACTTTATTTTTGTGATCGTAATAAGTTGTGGGGAAAAACTCGTGATAAAATTTAGCAACTTCTTTAGCGTATCTACTTATTATATAATGTTGTTTAGGGTGTGTTGTTCCCATTGCACTAGCACTACAATAATCGTGTTTATTTTCTTGTCTGGGGTTGTAGCCAAATACAGCACTTGTGTTTACCAAGCCGTGCGTTCTTTTGCCTGTGCCATATTTTATGTTTTTTACTGCCCACCGAACATCAGTAGGTTTTTTTGGTAATATTCTATATAATAAAATTGGCTTATCATTCTCGTAAATAATTACATCTTCATTAATATGCCTTGATACATCACTCAATTGTGCTGTTCTTCTTATATAATCTTTTTTATCTATTGGTTTTCTTTCTACGTCAATTCTTTTCATCGCATATCTTTTAATCTTAGTTCTGCATTACCTGTGCTTTTTCTTATGTACATTTTGCAGTATTGTGGAAACATACTTTGTATTTGATATATAGAGTTATAAACATACTCTGATGTTCTTATTGTTTGTAAACCCCCCGCTTCTTTATAATAGTTTGATTTTACTGTTAAATAGTCAAGCCTAACAAGTACTTTGTTTTTTATATATTGCCTTATACTATATTCGTAATCTTCACCGTGATTTGTTACTCGTTCTAAAAACGGATCGTGTTCCACAACAACACCAAACATACTAGCAATAATATAACAAAGTTTTGTATAAATTCTATGCTTCATAAAATATGGATTACCTGCAGCATAAATTCCAAACGTTTTTGCACCTGTAATTTCGCAAGTTTTAAATCCTTTATAAATAACGTCTTTTTCTAAATCTTCTAACTCTATTAATTTTGTTACACTTTTGCGCATTACACTGTCAATATCATCATCAAACATCATCAGGTTAGTTCCCTGTTTATAGTATTTTTCTATAAAGTTTCTTTGTTTGCCAATTGTTGGTACACCTACAACTATTTTATATTCAGCACCTATACTATCTTTATATATTTTTTCCTCTTGTTTATTTGCAACAAATACAGTTATCTTTTTTTTATCAATGTTATATTTAGATAACAATTTTAAAGTCTTGTTTTTTATTGTTTCAGGTCTTTTATATGATGGTATTGCTATTTTATAATCCATACTTTTCAATCAGAAACTTAAATACTTGTGTGTTGTCTGTTAAATTTTCTTTCTCTCTTATTTTTTCTAAATCATTGATGGCTTCTTCGTAATCTTGTGCATTAAAGTATAATGTGATCTGTTTAACTTTTGCATTTATATAGGTATCAAGTTCTTGATCAAAGATGTCTCTGTCGACCTCCGGCTCTTTGTCTTCATCAAAATATATCTTTGGTAAATCTAACCCCCAATCTGATAGCTCTTTAATCTCCCATTCATTTGCAAGTATGTCCCAATCCCACTCTCCAAAGCTACTATTATCTTTTATAATAAATTGCTCTTTTTGTTTGTCAGACCACCCCTCAGCTTTTAATATATGTACAGTTGTAAAGCCTGCTTCGTGACAGGCTCTTAATCGCATATTGCCACCAAGTACAACCATATTTTCATCTACAACTATTGGTCTTTTTTCAAGCATTTCTGGAAAGTCTTTAATGCTTTTAACAAGTTTTTGAAATTTGTAATCTTTTATAACCCTCGGGTTCTTGTCGTTGTATTTTATTTCTTCTATATTTACTATCATAATGTACCTCTTAATGTATAACTATCAATATCAACTTCATCTATAAAAAATTGCCTATACCTTGAAATAGCTTCATAGGTTTTTTGTTTTCCACTTAAGTAAAATTCTTCACTACACTCAAAAATCCCTATATCAAGTGAGCCTTTATCAATAACTAAAAATGTAAAATTTTTGTAATCAATATTAAATATACTTGAATATATAAAAGCTTGAACGTCATAATGTAGATTATAAGGACTACCTGTTACATATTTTTTTTTAGGATCCCAAAGCTCTATATTCATTGAAGTTTTTAGATCCACAATGCCATTATTGCATAAAACATCTGCTTTACCACGAAAAGGTAAACCATTTATCATACCAATTTTTGGAACCTCAAATTCACAGTTACTTAATAACCTAAGTGCTTGTTCATTTCTAAATATAGCGTCTTGCAACCTTTCTGTTTCTGATCTTTCTTTAGCTGTAAAAATCATATCATTACCTTGTGCTACTTCTTTAAATTTTTTTGTATTTCTACTTTGTACGTCAACAAATATTTGATTAGAAAATTTTTCTGGCTCTAATACAGCACAATGCAATAGCCAACCTGTTTTCATTGCTGAATTCATACGCTGTGCATTATTAGTTATATACTTGTATTTTTTTGGACTTTTGATAAGATGCTTGATTGATGAACTACTAAGAGCAGCTTTACTTAAATATCCATAGTAAAAGTCATCACTTTGCATTTTGGTCAGTAAATCTTTTACTTCCCAAATTTTTGAGTCCAATAATGTTATGTGCTTCATTTAGATTAGTATTTAATTCTTGTATCTGTTTGTTATACTCTGTTTTTAAAATTTTATATTTTTCTAACAAAATATTATAATCAATCTGTAAAGTATTAGTATACATATACATTTGATTTATACATTTAATTTTATCTGCTGTATTTTTTTGTTTACTTTTTTCGTGTTCTTCTACTAAAATACTGCCAATGTGATTAAATGATGCTTCGTATATTTGAAAATGCTGTGTGTTCATTCTGGCTGTACTTTATTGTTATCAATATCAAACCTTGTGTTTTGTTTGTTGAGTATGTTGCCTTCTGGGTCTAACAAAGTATAACCTTGTGATATTAATATTTTAACTGCCTTTTTTTGTTCTTTTACTCTTTCTTTAATTCTAAAAGATTCAAATATTTGATTAGATATTACCATAATACATTTTTTAAGTTTACTATTTTTTACAAAAATAAAAAAAATTAGTTAATGTTTGTCATAACTGCTTGGTTTTCATCAATTAAATAACAATCCTTTCTTATTTTTCTACTATTCCATAATGTTGTTTCTGGACACCACATACTTGTTTTTTCATTTAATTCTAATTCATTAAGCCAGAACATATAATTTGCTTTTGGATCATTTACAAAATAAAGCTTAACTATGTCTTTATCCATACTCATTAGTTGATCGTACTTATATTTTTCTAATAATTTTTTTTTGTAATAATCTTTTCTAAACTTCATTTCAATAACACACTCATAACCTTTTGGTGTTAACCCACGACAATCATAATGTTCATATTTACCACCAGTCCATTTTAATTCCCATCCGAAGATATTTAAGACACCAACTATGGCTTTTTCCATATTATGTACTTCTTTTAATTTAAACATTTGTCCACTTCCTCAATCCATTGATTTATTCTTCTTGCATTACAATCACAAAAATTAAGTTCGTGATATTTATGTTTCATATATTTAGCGTGTAGTTGGCACATAATTAAAAAATCATCGTGTTGCATACGGCTAGTGATTCTTTTTCTAACCTCTTTCCATAAGGTTTTATCTAAAGATTTATTTCGTTCCATTTTTTTCTTCTTTTATCACAATCACAGTCAGGATATATTTTTTTCCATATATATCTAATTCCTGTATATTTCGTAATATAATAAACAATGTCTCCTAATCTCATAATAATTCTTTTAATATATTTTTTACTTTGTTATATGTTCTGTAAAGGCTATAATAACTAATTTCACTTTTTTTACTTAGCTGTTTTATACTAACACCACTTTCTATTATACGATATACTTGTGAATCGTACCAATACATATCATCAAGTGTTTTATTTATCTTTTTATATACCTTTTCTATATTAACTTCAGTATTTGTTTTTTTCTTATTTTTAACTGCTTCTATATTAATAACATTAATTTTTCTCTTTTTTAGCAAAAGATTTATACTCATATGCCTGAGCATCTGATAAATATATAAATAATTGATGTCGCCCTTGTATGAAAGATCTTTGCCATTACGAATATATTTTAATACTCGTATGTACATTTCTTGCACTAAATCTTCAGAATAATCGCCTGCGCCAAATGATTTAGAAATACGTATCCAATCTTTATGTCTTTGTGTTAATTTATGTTCAAGGTTAGAATGGTGCATTAATTTGTTCAACTAATGCTAAATTTAGTATTTTTTTTCCATTTAATTCAAACCCCACATTATTTTTAATAGATTTTAAAACTATTGGTGTGTCAATTGGTGTAGGTCTACCCCCTGTATCGTTGTCTTTTATTTTTCTAATATGTATGTGGTTATTCATCCACTCTGATGGGTGTTGTGTGTATCGGTGTATAACAAGAAAATCATCTGCCCTGTTTACAAACTTGCCCCCTCCCTCAACATCACTAGCTAGTGGTGGTATTGGGTGCCCTGCATAATCGTGCTGTAAAGGATGCTTTATTCTTAATGCATTTGTTGTCGCGTGTGTTGTGAGCCATATACTGATATTAAACTTTTTACAAAATAATCGCATTTGACTTGTAGCTTCATAATCGTACTCGTGACCATTAATTCCTTTCATTAATTCACGATCTTTAAATAAACTATTATAAGGATCAATTAAAAAACCTTGATAATCCCAAGCATTTTTTACAACTTCTCCAAACTTTAATAATTGTTTAAATGTATATGTATCTTGACAATCTACAAATTTAAAGTGATCAAAAACAAACTTCGCGTGTTTATCAAATGTTTCAGTAGATATTTTATTTATTGGCTGTACTGCAAGAAACTCAATTAATTTTTTTATAATAGTATGGCTATCATTTTCACTTGAAAATACCAACCATTTAATTTTGTGCTTTAATGAATAAAGCAACATAAAAAATAATGTAATTGTAGTTTTACCTGTATTCGCGTGACCAAGTATTAAATTAAAGTTACCCTTTTTAAATCTAAAATATTCATCAATTTCTGGTAAATCTAATTTATAGCCCTCTGTAACTTTGCCTTGTCTGATTTTTATTAATTTGTCAATCTCATCATCATAATTAATTAGCATTAAGCAAATATAAAAATTAAAATGGTAGTGGGTCTCGGTCTGGGCTATGATCTTGTGAAGTAACTTCTTGTCTAGGTAAATCTTTTTCTTTAAAATATAATTTACCCTTTTTGCTTTTTAACATTTCAAATTCATAAAAGCCCTTTTCGTTGGCATTTTCTTTAAATAATTTAAACTGTTCTTCAAATTGTTTTACATTAATTGCTATTCTATGACACCAATCCCTGTGTTGTGTAGCATATATGCCGCTTATAAATTTTATATCTTTATCCATTGTATACGTAGTTTTTTAAATGTTCTGCTAATTCTGTTAATTTATCTCTGTTTTTTTCCATTTCCCAATTATAGTTACGATCTTTTAATAATTCTGTTGCACGATCTAAACAGCTTTGTCTAATAATATATTTCTGTATATCATCTTTTGGGTTTGTGTAATTATTGTTTGTTTTAGGCATTAATTTTGCTTTATTTTTTGCTTGATCTAAATTGTAAGTAATCTCCTCGCCTACATCAAAAGTTAATTCCTTTGTTGTGTAAACATTTGGATTATGACCATTAGCAAATTGTACCATATATTTGTTTATTAATGCACCATCTTTGGTGTTAAAGCTTTCTTTTTTAATTATTGATTTAATTGTACTTGTATATTCCATATTTATTTATTTTTTTGAGTTAAAGTATTCTTCATTATTTCTTTCGTGCAAGATCTCATCTTTTGCTGATAATAATCTTACCTTAATTTTTTCATCATTAAGTTCATTTCTTAATTCTTGATTTTCTATAATTAATGATAATTTATCTTTTTCTAATTGAGATAATTTTGCTAGTAAAAAGTCCATTATTTATTAACGTGTTTATCTAATACATCTAATTCTATATCTTCTATATAATCACTATGTATTAATTTAGTTACATCTACTGTGTCTAGTAATACCTTTACTATCTCTACACCATCAAAAGTACCCGTACCATCAAGGTGTCCAAGCTCTGCTTTTGAATAGTTATATTCCACTGTAATATCTTCATTATTAAAGCGAATATCTGTAATGTGTAATTTATGTTTGTATTTAATCATATTTATTTATTTACAGCTAAAATAATAAAAATATTTTAAATAAAAAAATGTTACAAGCAAATAAGGAGACCAAAGTCTCCCTATTCTAAATAAATAAACATAAAAAACCCCTTAAGAATTAAGGGATGCGATCAAATTTTTGTAATATTCGATCTTCTCTATGAGTTCAAAATTAATAAATTTTTTTGTTTTTTTGGCTAATAAAAATAATTTTTCTGCTTTCTTATCGCCATACTTCATATTTAAGTGTAATCCAAACTTATATTGTTCTCCACCCTTAAACATATTGCAACCTACACATTGCACTTGACAGTTATCTTCATTCCACCTTGTGCTATAATATTTTCTAGATTGAAAATGTCCACATTGCATTTTTTTCCAATGATCTTTTTTACCACAAGTAAAGCATTCTGCTATATCATTTTTAGCATATCTTCTTCTTATGTATTCAGAGAACACCTTGTCAAGTGTTTTAATGATGTTTTTACGACTTTTTTTTCTCAAGACATATAAATATACCAAAAAATTTTTTTTGTTCGCATATATTTATATATTATAATTATACAAGTATTATATATACTTATATTATATTATACTTATAACTATCTACCTTGACCTATATATTTTTTAAAATAGTTTTTACTATTTTTTAATTTACTGCTTTTTGTTTTAGAATGAATACCTTTTCTTTTTTTGGTATTACTTTTGTATTGATGTACACTAGCTTTTTTTGCCATTACTTTTTAAACATTCTTGTTGCCTTTTCAGTTGTACGACCACCAAAGTATGCCAATACAACTGCCATCATAACCTTTTCAAAAGTATCATTCCACAGCTCACCAATATGAAATGGTACGCTTTCTACACTATCAAGTATCCCTGCAAATGAGAATATTACAATACACCAAACCAATACCATAGGTCTAACATTTTTACTTAACCAACTATCACTTTTTGAATCTGCTTCCCATCTACTTGTAATTGACTCTATCTCTTTATTTTGTTGTTCGTATATAAGTTGTTGTAACTTGATTTTATCACTTGTAGATATCTTTGCTTTACCGATCTCTGCTATTGCTTCTTTTGGACTTGTAACACCTTGTAATACACTTCCTAGTGTGGGATTTACAATTGATGCAGCTCCGAACAATAACTTACCTACAGTTGTATCTTTGAATTTCTTTTTATCAGACATTAGTTATATCTATGTATTTAGTTTTACCATCATCTCTAACAGCTTTTAATATTTTGTTTCTGTTTTTATCTTGACTAACATAGCTAATGTGTATCCAATCTGGGTTATCTTCGTTACCGAACTCCCATATCATTTGATCAAAGTTTATGTTTTCTTTTATGTAGTAAAACATTTCTTTATTTGTTTTATGTCCATAAACATCATCTATGTCCATTGCTCTTCCTTGACAATGTTGTGATAAAGTAGAACCACCGATTGCATCATTTAAAGCTCTTGATCTGTAAAATGAATTAATTTTTATAGCTCCTCCAACCCAGAACCTTAAAGGTTCAAATACTTTTTGTGCTAACAGTTTCATATTGTTTATTACAGTTCCGTTAGGTGTATTGTCAATATTCATTCTCAAAGCTGTAACACTTTTAGTTGCTTCCTTTTCAGATATATGTTTGCTAATCATAACTTGTTACCCTCCTATATCTACTTCTATTTACTACATTTTGTAATTCTTCAACAGGTGCTTTTATCGTTAAAGATATATCTGCATCCCATCTACCAATTAAACTTCTGTCTCTATATATAAATATAACAGGAACAGATTTAATTTGACTTTTAATAGCAGAAGATTGTTCTTCTAGTAATGCTTTTATAACTTTAGCACCTTTTATTTCATTAAGATCTTTATAATCATTTCTACTATTCCAAGAACTATTAATGTGTAATACAGTAAATTCTTGTGAGTTACTGATTGCAAAAACACATAGAGCAATTAGGACAACTAACTTTTTCATTTCTGTATAATTTCATATAATTTTTCATCTATTTTATCTAGTTTATTACTGTTTTCTTCAACTTGCTTTGCTGTATTTTCGATTGTTTCACGTATTAATTGATCTTTCAAATCGTATTCAGTTCGTGATATGCTTGGCTCAGGGAGTAGTTTTGCTTCTTCTATACCTGCGTTTAGATCGGTGTACATTAAAACAAGTGAAGCAGCACCAACTATAACTACTGCTATTGTTTTTAAATCTAATTTTATTTGTGTATCTTCATTAAGTAGTTTGCTCATTTTCCTCTATTTCTTGAATAGAGCCATCATTAAGATTAATATTTACTTTGCCATATTTTTCTTCTAGCTTTTTCATATACTTATCAAAGTCTTGTTGCAATTCAATATTTTCATTCACAAGTTTATTTGCTTGTGCTAATAATATTTCTCTTTGCTCATACTTTTGACCTATTGTCATATAGTTTTTTGTTTTACTATCTAACAAATCTTTAATGTACTCTAATTCTGATTGTTCTAAATTTTTACTCATAATATATTTTTTATCAAATATAGTAAATTTACCAACTTGGTCTTAATGTTATATCAGTTGGTTTTTCTAGTTTTGATATTTGATTTGATAAATTAGATTTCATATTATCTACATCTATACCAGATTCTAACCAACCCTCAACATCAGACTTTTTTAGTTTATCATATTCAACAAAATTGTCTTTGTCATATACAACTGAATGTGTGCCAATATTACTAACTGTATGGTCACCCTTAGTTGCAACATAACTCCAATGCACATTATAAACAACATTGTCGTTTGAATCTTGACTTATCTTTGCATCTAATGCATTAATAATCCAACTGTAACTTATTTTTGCTTTTGCCATAATTATTTATTTTTAAGTATTTCTATTTCTTTTTGTAATTCTTGTATTGCTTTAACTAATAAAGGAACTATTTTAGAATAATCAACACCTTGCATTTCTTCTGCATCTTTTTCTCCATTTACTGCTTGTGGTAAAACTTCTTCTAGTTCGTGTGCCATAACTCCATAACTCCTGCTTTCATCTGTTTTCCATTTAAAATCATAAACAGGTATTTTAGAAACCATATCTAATCCTGCAAAGTCTTGTAAATCTTCTTTTAATCTATAATCTGAAGATGTGTTGTAAGTTGTTGTATTTGTTGTTATTACTATTGAGCCTGGAGTTGTTGCTCCATTGTGTCTAAATAAAACTGCAGTATGACTTCCACTATGACCACCAACTGTAATAGAAGCACCACTTTGATAATCAGCTATAAAAAAGTTTTTAGTAGTTGGTTGGCTTGATTCATCAGTTATACCCACTAATAAATTCCCCCCACTTGCAATACGCATTCTTTCAGTATTACTTGTAGAAATTGCAACTGATGCTGCTTCTCTATTGTTTATTTGTAAATCAGATGTACCTGTAAAAACCCCAATATCCGTTCCACTTCCAGAAGCAGACCCAGTTGTGTCATTGCTGATATGTAAATAAGATGTACCTGAGTTGTGTATATGTATTCTTCCTTGAGCTGATGTAACACCAACAGCAATATCACCCCCAGATGTTATACGCATTTTTGCTGTAGGTGTAGTAGAGCCATTAGGAGATGTATCAAAACTTATATAACCTCCATCTGCACTTGTAGCTGTTTGTTCAATTCGTATTTGACCTAATAATCCACGATTAGATTTGCCCATATAACGACCACCAGCAGTTGCAGTATCTAAAGTTTGAAAACTTGTTATAAACCCATTTGTATCTGTAAGAACTTTACCACCAGACATTGTATTTGTTATTTGTCCAGAACTGTCTATGGTTAATGCTAAAGTACCATTAGTTTCAAATTTTAATGCTCCACTCACAGCTTCTAGTCTTGCATTATAAGCGTTGTCAGCAGCATTTCTAAAACTTAAAGAACCTGTACCATCTGAATCTCTACCCACAACCCAAATATTATTAGCACTATTACCATCAACAACTAAAACACCTGCTGCTGCTGAAGTAGCACCAATTAAAACATTACCTGCAAAAGTTGCATTTTGTGACGAGTCTAAGGTTAAAGCTGTAGTTGCAGCAGTTTTTAAAGTCAAACTACCACTTGCAGTATTGTTTAATTCAACATTATCTCCGTCTTGGAATAAATATGTTTTTACATCGCCATTTACTTTTAAACCTAAAATAGCTTGAGAAGTACCATTAATTTCAATTACACCTCTACCTGAAGATGAAAGGTCTGAACTTGTATCATTAACAATTAAATTTCCTGATGAATCAAGTCTCATTTTCTCTGCTCCACTAGTTTGAAAAGATAAACCATACCCTGAAGAATTAGTACCAAAGTAAACATAAGAATTACCTGCATCAACACCCCAATAACCAAGATTTGAACCTGTGTAAACTCTTGCTTCACCAGCTACTTCTAATTTAGCAGTACTTGGAGCTTGTCCAATCCCCAAATTTCCTGATGAATCAAGTCTCATTTTCTCTGTTACACTTCCACCTGCTGTTGTATAAAAAGCCATATCAGTAACGGCATTGCTTGAAGCTGATTGTATAGCTGCTATTTGTGCTGAACCTGTTAAAGCATTTGTTCCACCATTAGTTGTATGTGAAAATGAAACAGCACTACTGCCAAAACTTAAAGCCGATACTTTAGGGAAAGTTCCCCCAGAATTATTATGACCTAAATAAGCAAATGAGCCACCATCTTTAAATGAAACTAATTGTGCATTATAAGTTGATGGGGTATCAGTTCCTATTCCAACATTTCCTGATGAATCAAGTCTCATTCTTTCTCCAACATCTGTGCCTGAACGAGTAGTAAAAGCTATAGCACCTTGATTGTTTGTGTGAGATATGTTAAAAAACTTAATTTCTGCATTTTGGTCGCCATTGCCATCTCTATTTTGAATTGTAGTATAATTTCCATCTGTTGTATTAGTATTATTTAAATTAATCCCTTGTGGTGAAGCTATGCCTGTTGTTGTATTTGATGATGGACTCTTAATTGTTAATAAATCACTAAAGGTAAAAGAGGTTGCTCCAATTCCTACCCTGCCTGCAAAAGTTGCGTTTTGTGAAGTATCTATTGTTATAGCAGTTGAGTTATTTGTAACTAATTTTAAAACATTGTTGCTTTCAGTTCCAAGTATTCCTGCTGTGTCTCCTGCTGTTTGTGATTGAATTTTTGTAATTATAGAGCCATCAAGTGTTTTTACACTAGAATTATTTGTTGCACCTGATGTTCCAAAACTACCATCACCATTTGCAGTTACATCCCCTGCAAAAGTCGAGTTTTGTGAATTATCTATTGTTAAGGCAGTTGCCCTTGAACCACCTGAACCAGTTTCTAATATTGCTTGATAACCAGATAATACTGCTCCTGCACTTGATTTATAAAAAACTGCTTCGCCACCTGTTGGTGTTGTTGTATTTGTATCACATAAAACTTGCCCAGACAAAGTTGCATTTCCTGCAAAAGTTGCATTGTTACCAGAAATAGCAATAGGTGCATCTGTTAGAGTATTACTGTCCGACCACATAACAACATCATTAGCTGTTCCACTACCATCTACAACTCCACCATCTGTTTCAATAATATTTCCACTAGAATCAACAGCTAGGTTTTTTGCAACTGTACCTGTTTTACTACCAGAACCATAAGCATTTAGCTTAATGCCACCACCACCAATAACTGTAAAATAATCAGATGCTAAGCTTTCAGAATGTATAACAAATTGATTTGCACTATCGCTAATATTTATTCTCCAGTTTCCCTGACCTCCTATAAATTGTATTTTATTACTTGTTCCATCTCCTAATCCGAAAATAGGTGAAGTAATTTTTGTAGTAATCGCTACTGTACTTGGTAAACCTACTGTAAGCGTTTGACCACTTGCTGATGTTTCTATTTCATTTGTAGTTCCTGCAATAGTAAAAGTTTGACTATCTAGGTCTACAGACCCAGTACCACTACCACCTGCAAAATCTAAATCTTGAGCTGTTACTTGTGTATCGACATAATCTTTAACAGCAGCACTTGTCGGTAATGTAGTATCATTATCATTTGAGCCTATGCCCTCTGACTCTATTACAATAGCTGATGCTTTAAAATTATCAACCTCAATATTAGAAACTGTATTGTTATCGACATCTATTGTCTTATTAGTAAGTGTTTGTGAAGATGTAAGTTGTACAATATTACTATTTGTTATACTTGCTATTTTAGTTGATGTGCTAGCGTTTCCAGTTAGTTCTCCAACAAAACTTGTTGATGTTATAGATGTAGCACCAGTTACAACTCCTGCATCAATAACAATAGTTCCATCTAAAACAATTTGTTGTCCTGCTAAAGGTGTTATATTTAAGTCTGTACCTGCTGTACTCGATATAGTGTTGCCATCTATTTGTATATTATCAACTTGAAGATCACCTGTTACAAGTACATTACCTGTTACATCTAATTCTTTGCCTGATGCTGCTGCACCCCCAATACCAACACCTGCTGTAGATAAAAATAAAATACTATTATTACCTGACCCATCGGTTATTTGTTGGGCAGTAGATGTAAGTATAGTATTAGCACTTGTCTTTAAGAGACCTACATATGTTACCGATATTTGTGTATTAGTTAATGTTGCCATTTACAATTTTTTTTAAGTAAATTATTAATTTCTGCACATTTTTATTTTTAGGTTTGCTTTTTCTTTTCATAATACCCAACCATTGAAAAGAGCATCCTTATCTGGATCAATATCATCATTAGTATTAGAGGTATATTCAGGGTAACTACTTTGATTAAAACTCATAAAATCAATAAATCTTCTTGTATAATACTCTGCAATATCTCTCTCTTTTTTAACTAAATAATCAATTTCATTTTTACTAACTGTTTCTGCATTTTCACTTGTATGTTTAAAAACACCACCATTTTTAATTTGATATGCTGCAAAAGGTATATAATCTGCCATAGCATAGTGTATAAGCATTGGCTGTATATATGTTGTTACAAGAGTTAAATAAACGCCTGACAAACTTGCACCACCCACACCTGCAACATCATTGCTGATTTTATTATAAAGGTCTGTACCTAAATAATTTCTTATATGTATATCTTGTGCTATTTTTATAAACTGAATAAACTTGTCAGTATCAACGTTACCATCTAAAATAGAATTTTGTACTAATTGTTTTCTTGTTATAAATAATGCAGTTGCCATAGTCTATCTTGGGTTTTTATATCCTTGGTTAGGCATATCAATAGGTCGCATTGCCACTTCCTTTGGGTTTTTGTTTTTCTTAGGTGCAGATGGACCCTCAAATCTTGCACCTTTCCTATCATCAAGTGGTAATGCACTAATTATTTTTCTTGCCCTACCAACTGATATTTTTTTGTTATTCTTTTTTAAATAAACTCTACGAAGCCATACGTGGTGACAGTTTGCACCTCCCTTGTATAGCCAAATATTATATCCCTCACCTTTTGCATCTGCAGGACTTAGGTCAACATTTGCTTTACTTACTTTATTTAAATCTTCAACACGATACACTTTGTTTGCTTTTAGCATTTTTTTACAAAACTCTCTCGTTACAACGTTACCTTTTTTATCTATTGTTAACTCACCAGAATATGCATACCTTATTCTAAACAGATCAGTATCTTGTATGCTTTTTTTTCTTGCATCACCCGTTACAACTGTTGCAAATTCAAAATATTTTTGTATCTCACTTTCATCTTCAAGAGCTAATCTTTCATCAATCAACTCCCACTCATCACCCATATCTTCTCCTTTTGCTATTACATTGTCTGCTACTTGAGATCCTAAGTTACCACCTAAAAAGTAATCTTTTTTTAAATCATCTCTTTTTATGCCAGTTTCTTCTTCTCTTGTTTTTTCATCATTTACATTTTCTAAATCTGTAAATTCTAATGGTTGTAATGTTTTGAAATATAAGTTTAGTGATATATTATTATATGCTAATATTTTATCAAAGCTGTCTATTAATAATGTTTGAAATGGTCTAATAACAGTATTATCCATTAGTATTGATGCAGTCTTTAATTCATCTGCATTATTACCTAATCCTGTTTGATCTTTAATACCTAAAAGCATAGGACTAACCACCCTGTGGCTAACCATTATTTTTTTTGTACTTTCATCACTTAAAAACTGATACTGATTATGCGCATCACTTAATTGTATTGGGTCAATACTAGCCTGTGCTTCTGGGTTATCATTAAATGCTAAAATAAATTTACCTGCATTACTGCTTCCACTAAACTTTTGGTATATTCTTTGTTCGATAAGTCGCCTTTCTTCTTCATTTGGAACTCCGTTGTTAAAGTTTATAAGCATTGATGGTGCTAGTCCATTAAGTATATTATTTAAATGATAATTACTAACCTCCTCCTCTAGTTCGGCATATTGCAAACCACCCTGATAATCAACAGGGCTATAATAAAAATATCCTGCCCTGTAAGGCTTTATGTACATTATTTCAATACTCTCGTTGCTTTCACCAAATGATGGGATTCTTTTTAATTGAGTTTGTGGTTTTACCTTTTCCCAATCAGGTGCATAATAAAAAGCTTTAATTTCACCATCTTCACTTTTTTCTGCTCTTAATGTTTCAATAGGTAAATGTTCAAGTTGTACAATTTTTGATCTGTCAACTGAATAAATTACTTGTATTGCACATTGCCCCATTAACTTTAGATCATAACATAATTTTCTTACACAATGATTTTGAAATAAAACTTTCATTTGTGCATAATCATTAGGTTTTGAACTACTATTTGTAGCATCTAATCCTTTTCCATAAATCATTTCACTAATAGCGTTTATAATAGCATTATTAGTTGGACTGCCATTATACCTGTCTATAAGATATTTAAAGTATAAATTATCTTCTCCGTATTGTATGTAATCTCTGTTGTAAACTTCAACTACATCAGGACTTGTATATGTGCTTAAATTTATTACTCTTAAATCACTCATACTGTTATATATTCGTTATCTGATGAAATATTATTACTAATAGTATACTCTCCACTATTTATATCGTAGTTACCATTTGTAAGGTTTTGATTTGTAACAAAAAATTTATCTTTATAAATAATCTCAGATGATGAGTTTACGGTTAAATTATAAAATCTGTTCTCTTTTAATATTGTGTTGCTGTCACTATCTACCATACCTGTTCCTGTTACTAAAAATGTAAGATAATTATTGCTAGTAAAAGAGGTTTGTACACTACTATATGTAAAACTTTTATTTGTAACCTCATCTCTAACAATGATATTATTTACTGATGCAAATGTTCTAGGAATTATTTTTATACTTTGTCCTGTTGCACTAGTAGTTAAAATCTTCATACCTATATAACAAAGTAAATACTTTTATTTGTAAAAAAAAAGAGGGTATAATAACCCTCTTAATTTCAACTAAATTAAAATATATTAGTTTGGTGTAATTTGAGTACCCTCAGTAGCACCATCCATAACAGTTTTTTGCACAAACAATGGTGGGTCTTGCTCTGTTGTTGCAAAGGTTAATGAATAACCAAATAAGTCTCCCATTGCTGCACCACCACTAAATGAACCAGAAGTAAGCTCTGCGCCATTTTTCTCCCCAATTAAAAAGAAGTTGCCATTATAATCCGCCACTATGATTTGTGGCCTTGATACTGCTAACAACTTTATTTCTTCTGATGTTTCTTTTTCTTGAAATGTTAAATTTAATACTAAACTAGATTCATAAAAAGTTGTACCATTTTCTCTTGAAGATGTTACTGTTGTATCTAATGTTGAATTACCTTTAACATCAAACTTCATTAATGTTGGACTTCCACCAAATCCTGACACTTCTCCTGCTGATGTTGTCAAAGCACCAAGTCCTCCATAGTCTACAAAGAATACTGCTTTAATACCACCTACTCCTGTTTTACAGGGTAAACCTCTTCCTTTTGTTAATAAACAAGCCATAATTTTTCAATTTTTTATAAAAAAAGGTAAGTAGGCATATACCCCACCTACCTTTCTTATGTTAAACAATATTAAGAGTATAATACGATATCTGATCCTATTCCGTGCTGTACTCCTGCACTTCCTCTTAAAACAACTCTTACATTTTGACTTCCATCAATGTCTGCCATATCAATTAACTTAACTTCTTGCCAGTCATTTAATAGACCTGTTCCGAAGAATAAGTTAGAAGATTCTGCAGCAACCATTTTATCATTTCCTAAACCAGGAGCTGTAAATAATGGAATACCCTGAAAGTTCATCTCTGTTTTACCAACGTTGTAAAGCTCTCTATATCCTAAAGCAGCTTGTGCTTGAATATAAAACTTAGCAGCACTTGTTGGAATATAAATTTTTACATCTTCCTTGCTATAAACTGCACTAGGAATAGCATCTACTACCTTTCCTAATTCTGCGATTATATTTGTAGCTGATAATGTTGTACCTGTTACATCAACAACATCTCCATCTGCTGCAAGTAACGCTTGAAAGCCATTAAACTCACCTACGTTTGCAGTTGCACCTTGCCAAATATTCTGCTCTGTTTTTTGAGCAACCTTACCTGCAACTTGTCCAATTAAGAAGTCAGAGAAATTTTTAGGAAGATTGTCATATTGACTAAATCCCATTGACTGAGCATCCCAGTCTTGTCTAAAATCTTTTTTACAAAGTTGTAAGTTTACCTGAAACTCCTCTGGTTGTAAAATTCTTTCTGTTAATGTTACATTTGAAGTTGGATCAAAATCACAAGAAGCATCTTTTAAAATGCTATCTAATGCAAGTTTTTTGATAACTTCTTTAAATTTAATGTTAGGTTTTACTGAAACCCCACCTTGCGATAACGTTACACCACTCAATAAAGCTGCAGCGATATATTCACCTGCGACCTGTCCTGCGTATGTAGTTGTTATACTTGTTGTAGTAGCCATATCTTTTTCTTTTTTATTTAATTATATTATAATTCACCAACTGTTATTGAAGAAGCAGCGTTACCATTTCCACTTAAAAAGTAGCTAGTTCCATCAGAATGTATTTCAATGTGATCACCGATACTTTCTGCATCATCTTCAAATGTTACTCTATCTACTGCATCAGCTTCAACAATTGCTCCGTTTACAATTACTCCACCATTAATAGTATCTCTATTGTCTGATGGTGATTGTACTACGAAGTCTGTTGAAAATGCGCCTGATACAACAAATTTTGCTTTCCACCCTGCACTTGGCGAGGGTAGTGTTACTGTATATCCTGTTCCAGAAATTTTAAATACTTTTCCAGAATCCGATAGATTTAATGATCCTGATGCTGAAATTAATTCATAGTCATCAAAAATTCTCATTACATCATCGCTTGTATGTGTTAATACTGCCATAATTATTTATTTTTGTTTATTAAAGTTTCCATCACTCTATCTAAAGTTGATGTTTTTCTGTTTTTAGCAAACCTAAATTTTGGTGCAGATTCTTTATTTTCTGGACTGTGTTTAATTGGTTTACTTGCAGGTTCTTGGCTACTCATTTCAACTGCAACTTCTGTTGCAACCTGTGATGCCATTTCATCCTTTTCTTTATCTTTGTTATCCATCATATCCTGAATGCTTTTTTTAAGGTCATCCATTTCTTTACGAAATTCTTCTTTCGTTACATATTTCATCTCATCTTTTTCCTTTTCATCATCTTTTTTATCTTCCTTGTCATTTTCTTTTTCTTCTTCTTCTTCTTCTTCTTTTAGATTTGATATCATACCTTCTTCTTCTACATTTAAAGTCCTACCATCTTCTAGTTTATATTCTCCTACTGGAAGTGGTATTCTTTCATCATCTGACAGAATAAAAACTTCTTTTCCACTTTCAAATAATTCTGCTTCTAAAACAGTTCCATTATCAAGTGATAATTTTTCTAATTGTACGTTTTCCATACCTAGTAAATTTTTAATTTGTGATAATAATTCTTGTGATTTCATACTTATTTAACAACAAGTATAAATTATTTTGCATTTAAGGTTTGTTATATTTAGCTAGTATAAGTTAATAAGACGAATATAATTTTTAATTAACCTGTAATTGAACCGATGCCTTGAGCTCTTAGTGTACCATCGCAACATTCAATACTATAGGTTTCTTCATCCCAACAAAGACAAGCACGATTACCGCCAACAGGACTAGCGTGTGTACCGTAAGTAAGCTCTATAAATTTGTTACGTAATCTTTTTTTGTTTTTATATTTCATTTACTTGACTTTGGGTGTTTTTTAGGCAATAGGTCATTGTCGGTTACATATTTTTTGTTTTGTGGTCTACCATTTTTTACTAAATATAAATATGCATTGACACGAGCAAATGCCCACTGTGATGCGCTTCTAACTCTTGGACTACTGCTTGTATTAAATGCACCTAATCCTCTTTGAAAAACAGAAGATAGTTGACCAACTGTAACACCATAACCTAATTTGTCTTTATATCTTTCATTAAAATCATTTGCTTTGTTTTGTAGTGTTTTTAAATCTTTAGCTTTTACCTTTGCTCCTGTTTTACCCTTTGCACTTCCACCTGCACTACCAACCCCTTTTGGGTTTTTATTTTTACTACTGCCTGGAGCTTTTGGACTTTTAACAATACCCCCTCTTGGTCCTACCTTGGCGTAGCTTCTCTTTTTTACACACTTGTGTTTTATATAATCTTTTATATAGCCATCTGGACATTTATATTTTTTAAATTCATCTTCTGTAAGTGTATGTTTTTCACAAGGCATATACCAAGTCATATCCTCAAACTCGTGTTCGTGTATCCCATCACAACCAATATCTTTAGCTATTTTTTCTGCCATATCTTTTGACGAATATGCTAAACGATCTAATATAATAGCATAATCATCATTTACTTTTTCACTATATAGTTTTAACTCTCCTAAACTTTTAAGTTTACTTTCTGCCCAACTTTTAGCAGATTTACCACCCCATAACAAAAAAGATATTGTACCACAAGCTTCATTGTCTTTTGGATTGTAATAGGTTTCTGCCCTACTTAAATAGCTATAAAGTCTTTTAATCGTAGATACACTTAATTTTTCTTTCGCTACTAATTGTCTAGCTCTGTTTTTTCCTACCAAAGTAGCGCATTTATTGTTTACTTTTTTATTTAACTCAATACCCCTCTTTGCATTATTAATAACACTAGCAGGGTAATCATTGTAACTTTCTAGCGTAACCTTTTCACTAAATAGCTTTTTAACTGCTTCTAATATTTCTTCGCTTTCTTGCTCCTCTAAGCTTTTACTTTCTTTTTGCTTTGCCTTATCTGCAAAATAACCTTCAACTGAAAAACCTTTAACTTTTCCTGTTTTTACATACTCATTCCAAACTTCATCATTATTTACTTTAATAGCACCCATCCAAGTGCCAACAGGCACATCAAGTCCATATTTTCTTGACTTATCATACTTTGAATCTTCTACTATCCAACTTTCTACTAATGTTAATCCTTTTATGCTATGTTGGTGTTCTAGTGTTGACTTGCTTTGATTACCTTTCATTAAAAAACCTTCAGATGCTTTTCTAACTGTTTCACGTGAAAAATATATATAATATTCTTCTTCTGCATTTTTTCGGTATATAGGTTTATTTGGTATGAGAAGTGGACCTAATAATATTTTTTTTTCTTTATCTGCTTCTACTAATTTTACTTCTTGTTTTTTAAGTGCAATAAAATCTTCTTCTATTGCTGGACTTTCTACTACTGATATTGCTTCAATACCTGCAAGTTCATCATACTCATCAATTACTAGTTCAACTATTTTCATATTTATATAACATTATTTAATTAATTATTTGCTAACCCAAACTACTTTCATCTATTATATTTCTTTGTAGTCCTTGTGCTGTTGTTACTTCGCTTGCCACAACAAATGCTTTTACTGGTTGATTAGTTGTTTGTGCAATTGTGCTTGCTAATTGGTTTTCTTGTGAAGCACCTACAATATTAAATGACGGTGCTGATGTCGGTATTGATGGTGTTTGAATACTTGCACCTATTCCTGAACTAGCACCTGCACTAGCAGCAGCTTTTTTTGTTTTGCCTACTGCCTGTTTTACAGCACTTATAACTGCTATTGCCTGTGCAGCATATGCAATAATTAATGGTATGTTCTGTGGAAAACCTATTTTTAAAGTTTCTGCTGACCCTTGTGCTACTGCACTACCTGCTTTTGCACCATCAACACTAGCTTCAATGGATGCTTGTTTTGCTTTTATAAGCGTTTTTTTAACTTCCATTATGTTTTCTTTTGCTGCAAGTATAGTTTTTGCAACAAGTATTGCTTTTCCTAATCTACTATCCTCCCCTGCAAGTCTTACTGCTGTATTAAAAGTTTTGTTTCTGATGTTAATTTTTTGTTGCTCTATTTTTTCAATAGCATCTGCTTGTTTTTGCTGACTACTTAAATCTTGTTCATCTTTTCTTTGTTGTCTTTCTATTTCTTTTTCATCAAAAAATTTATTTACTTCTGCTATTGCTAATTTTTTTGCAAACTCATTGCCTTGTACATCTTTAATACGATCTAATTGTTCTTGTCTTTCTATCTCTAAAAGGGCTTTTTGGTCATCTAAATTTTGTTTAAAAAAATCTTTTCTTATTTTTCCTATTTCTGTTTCTGCACTAATTTGTTGTTTTATTCTAGCTTGTAATAACTCTTGTTCTTTTTGCAATTGTTTATCTAAAAGTTCAAGTTGTTTATCTTCTTCATCTGTTTCTTCTTTGTTTATTTTTGCTAATTTAATATCAAGGTCAAGTATTTTACTTCTTGTGTCTTGTATTTTGCCTGATAATTCTAATGTTTTTTCATTTTCACTTGATACAGCATTAGCCACTTCTTCTCCTGTTTTCAAAAATGGTAAAACCGTAGAAGCTCCTATTTTTAATTTTTCAAAAAAAGTTAATTGTTTGGCTTGTTCAGTTTCTAATTCAAGTTGTGTTTCTAGTTCTTTTAATAATATTAGTAAGTTTTGTTTTTGCAATTCAAACTTTTGCAACAATAACTCATTAATTTCTTCTGTCTTTTCACCATTTAGCTTTAATAATTCTTTTCTTTTTTCTAATAAAGTTATTTCACCACTAGTGTTTTCTAATATTTTGGTGGTATTTGATTCTAGTTTTTCTAATTCTGGGTTAGTGCCTGTTACAAGTTGCTTTATTTTATCAAAGTTTGCAACCAACAACCCAATACCAACTGCTATTGCTCCTATACCTGTGGCAACTAATGCTTTTTGTAAAGTGCTTAAACCAAGTATAAAAACCCTTAAACCTTTACCTGTTGCAACAAATAGTTTACCTAGCTTTTGAACTTGCAATGATAATCCACCAGTGATCATTGACAAACCACTACTTATATCTCTATTCTTTAGTAATGTTTCATTGAACTCAATAGCTTTTATTGTACCAGCTTTTCTAATTGTATTTTGAGATTTTAAAGTTTTATTTAAGCCATTTGCTCTTGTTTTTAAAACTTTTAATTCTGCTGATTCTATTCTGAGTTCTTCATTTAACTTTTTTATTGTTGCTTCTCTAGCTTGTTTTTGTGTAAAATTTAAATCTTTTAAACTTGCTTCTGCTTCTACTATTCTTAATTTTAAATTTGCTAAAAATTGATCTTGCCTTTGAATAACATCAGACAAATCTTCAAATTCAGATTTAGCTTTTTTTAAGTCTGCTCTTACTATTATGTTTTGTTCAACTGCCATTTAATTTGTTTTTTTAAAAGTTTATATCCATCTCGCATATTTTCAGGTAATTTATATTTGCCCTGTGCAATCCTAATATTTTCAGTTTCGCCACTTGCATATTTTAATAATTCAATAATAGGTAATATCACGTGATAGTATTTATTTTAGTTAATAATTCTAAACTACTTTTACCTGTTTGTAGGTTTGTAGTTATTTTATTTATAATAAACTCAGTATTATTTATAACAATAGTATCTGATAATTTATATTTAAGTAAAAACTTTTGTGGTAATAATGCTTTGTATTTTTTTAATCTTCTCTTATATGTAAATACATCTCTTATGTATTGCTTGTAAAAGTTTTCAAATAATGTAGATGTTTCTGGTGTATCATTAAAAGGATCTTCTTCAATACTAAAATGTAATGTTTGTCCTGATGTTAATGTTGTAAAGGTTGTAGTTATGTTAGATTCATTTGTAACTGCCGATGTTCTTTGTAAACTTCCAGTAACTAAAGGATTAACTGTTGTAGAACTATCTGGACTTACCGACACAGTTACATCTGCAAAATTAGTTGGATTTAAATATTTAAAAGTAACAGCAGTTGATTCACTTGCATTTACTGCTATAACTACACTTTGTGTTCCTGATCTTATATTACTTGGTCTATTATATGTTGTTATCGTATCAGGCGTTCCTGTTCCATTACCATCTATCATTTGTATTCCTGCAGTTGCAGTTGATTCATTGAAAAATAATAAAGGTTTATTTATTGTTGGATTTTGGTCGCTATCTACAAAGAAACCATAACCTATTTTTGTAAAATCACTACCATTTACATTTCTTAATCTTTCAAAAAACATTTTTTCAAATGGTAATGTTATACGATAATCTCTACCACGATTTAATCTTGGGTCTCTACCACTATTACCAATGCCACTTGCCTTAACACTTCCTAATTGTCTGTTGTTTAGTTTCTCAAAATAAAATGCACCGAATGTTTTAGGGTCTGCAAACTTAAACTCTATATCATTAAATGGCACACTAAAATTACTTTCACTTTGTGTTATGTCTATAAACTCTGTTATTTCTTGATTTGTACCACTAGCATAAAAAGAATCTAAAGTCTTTACAACCACCTTACCATAGTCATCACTAGATATATCGCTTTCAATAAACGCTGTAAGATTAAATGTTTTAAACACTCCTGTTAAAAATTCAAGTATGCCAATATTTGGGATATTGTTTTGTACATAAATTGTTTCTACTAAACTATCAGGTTCTACTACACCTGCTTGTACTGTTGCAGTAAAATTATCTGCATTATTTGATTGTCCACTAGCAACTCTAGTAAATGTAAGTTCGTATGTAAGATTTAAACTTGTTTCTGTCGTTTCAATTACAAACTCTACATTATGTTGCATTAATGGTTGTGTAAAACCTGCATCACCCTCAAACAAATGTTGTAATCTAATAGATCCAGTTTGTGAATATGTCGCTGCTGCAATTATTTCTCCCGTTCCTGCTCTTCTTAATTTTGCTGTAAACTTTTTACTTGAGGTTTGGGGTGTGATCTTCCAATTAATTTGCATAGTCTCGATAACACCTACTTGACTTTCTAGTCTTTGTGTTACAAATCTAAATATACCCCCATCAAAGGTTGGTGCAAAATTACTTGTAGGTAACAAAGAAAAGAACTCTAGTGTCGTACCTTGTGTAGCTGTAAAACTTTGTATTTGGTTTAGTATAATATTAGATACATTCGATTCGTTGCTAGGTGTAATTCCTATCTCCCCTTTGTTTCTATGTAGCCACATATACAGATCTGCAAACATTCCTGTTTCTTTAAAAAAGTCATCACTAAATTGTAAACCTATTGTAGGGTCTTGTGCAATAACATTAATAATATCTATAACTCTTAATGCAGGTTTTAAATCATTAAAAGTAAAACCCATTGTGCTTCCTAATCTTTCATTTGCAGTTCCTGCACCACTTGTAGATTGACTACCACTTGCATATAAGTTTCTAGTTCTGTTTGATCTTTCTTGTGATGTCAATACACCCCCATTATTACTATCATATATAAATCTATCTGTATGTGATATCAAAGGATATATAATATGTGCTTTAGTAGTTGATTGACCATTTAAGACATTTACAAAACTTTGTACACCTTGTTTTACAGTTGCTACATTATAACTATGGTCAAACTGAGAGAAGTCTAGTTCTGATAATTTTTTATCTTTTATTTTATCTTTTAATGTTACAGTCTCTCCAAAGAATGTTATGTTGTATGATTCTGGTTGATTGTTTTTTAATTTAACACCATTTAAAACTATATAACCATTTCTAAAGTTTTTATAATTAAGCTCTAGTATAGCCCTTAGTTTTGTGTTTGCATTAAATATAGAATCTGCAATTAAGTTTTCTTCAATGTCTGTCCTATAATAATGCCTGAATAATAAATTATTTTTACTACTCGCGGGTAAACTAAAGGACTTACTAAAATCGGTAAACACCTTTTCTATATCTCTTATATCTTGTATAGTTTGTGTTAATGATACTTGTTCATCTTCAAATAAATCTAGTCTTTGATAATCAATATCTGTAATTAAATTTATTTCATTCCATAATCTAAAACCATTTTCCCAGTTTATAGCTGTTGTATTCCACAAATCTGGATCAGGTTGTGGGTTGTCTATCTTTATGTCTGGTATTAATAGACCTAGCTCGTTCATTATCTTATAGTATTTATTTTATCAAAAGCAAAATTAAAAGTCATAGTGTAGTTTGCGACCCTATCATTTAAAGATGTTTTAAACTGTACGCTTTTATCTTGTGGTATAACTGGCAAGTATTGATTGTCTTTAAACAACCAACATCTTTTAGTAAATAGTATTTCTTCTATTACTTGATTATAACTATCATTTACATATCCTGTATTTAATACAATAGTTTCTCTGCTATTTATATTTCTGTTTTTATATTGATGTGCATTTATCGAATAGGTTGCACCTGTTGTTAAAGTATTTGTTTTAAATTCTTCTCTTTGTACATTTACACTTTCTGTTGATTTTAAAAAGAAATTTACTTTTTGTAATGCGCCTGATTTATTTACAAACACTAATGGAAGATTAGTAAACTTATTGCAGTCTTGTTCTTCTATTGTTAATGTTTCTGTTGATCCCCCTGTTACTATATCTACACTTGTTAATGTCGCAGTTGTACTTGTTGCGTATGCTATTGCGTTGTTAGAATTTGATACACCTGTTGGTACTGTTACAGTTGATACTGTTGATCCACCATTTTTAAAGTTTACTGTTGTTGCACCTGATAATGTATCACTACCAGAATTGACACTTAGGTTTGCTAATACGGGTATATATATTACTTCTTGTGTTTCTCTGAATATTGTAGAATTACTAATCAATGTTTTCACACTTCCTTTATGTCTTGTAAGGTTTTGAGTTGTCGCACTATTTGTTGTTTGTGTTATGTCAAATCCTTCTTCAAAATATCCCACTCCATCAAATGCTAACATAATTGATGATATTGCATCTTGTGCTGTTCCTGAACTATTAAATGGTGTTGCTGTTGTCTGTACCCACACATTTACACCATTACTACCAAAAGTACCACTAAAGCTATATGCGATATAATCTTTTATTAATTCTCCTATTTCAAATATCACATAGTTGTTATTTCCTACTTCATTTTTTATTAATTCATATGTCGTTGTTGGACTTGCGTTGAAAGCACCACTATATATTGCTATTGTTAGCTTACAACTTGCTAAGTTTGAGTTTTCTACTTTTAAGTAAACTGGACTGTTTATATTTATCTTTTCTATTGCCATATTTTATCCTTTTTCATCTTGTAAATCGTTTTCAAAATCTTCAGTAACCCCAACCTCAAATTCATTGATAAAAGTATTAAATCGTTTTTCAAATGGTTTAGTAAAAAATAAACTTGGTCTTATACCTTGAAAAAATATTTTATTAGCTATTAAGTATATTAAAGATTTTCTTGGAATAAATCTACCTTTTTTATCTCGTACCTTTTTGTTTAATGCGCTTTTTCTTACTGACCATTTATCTAATGCACCAATGTTTGGTCTTTTATTTGTGTATTTAAATGGAGTATCATATTTTTTTTTTGTACCACTCACACCTTGATCTTGATATACACCATATTCAAGCATTTCAAAAAACAAAAGCAACCCCTTTTGTGTTGGATTAATTTCACTTTTTAAAGAGTTATACAAGTCCTTACTTACATTTTTTTTACCTTTTGTTAAATTACTTCTTGATTGCTGTATTACATATTTAGCAAAATCATT